TGCGCAGGAAGCCTGGACCGCTCGTTACAACCACGAGACCATCGCTATGGGCTTCTCCATCACCGAAGAGGCGATGGAAGACAACCTGTACGACAGTCTGTCGAGCCGCTACACCAAGGCGCTTGCTCGTGCTATGGCCTACACCAAGCAGGTGAAGGCTGCCGCCATCCTGAACAACGGTTTCAACAGCGCTGTTACCTACGGCGACGGTCAATCGTTGTTCTCGACCGCTCACCCGCTGGTCTCTGGTGGCACCAACAGCAACCGTCCTTCGACTGCTGCCGATCTGAATGAGACTTCCCTGGAAGCCGCCGTTATCCAGATCTCGCTGTGGACGGACGAGCGCGGCCTGCTGATCGCTGCCAAGCCCCGTAAGCTGGTCGTGCCTACGGGACTTCAGTTCGTTGCTACCCGTCTGTTGGAAACCTCGCTGCGCGTGGGTACCGCCGACAACGATATCAACGCGTTGAAAAACAACGGCGCGATCCCGGAAGGGTACACGGTCAACCACTGGTTGACCGACACGAACGCGTGGTTCCTGAAGACCGACGTGCCCAACGGCATGAAGCACTTCGTGCGCGTTGCTATGAGCACCGGAATGGACTCCGACTTTGATACTGGGAACAGCCGGTACAAGGCTCGCGAGCGTTATTCGTTCGGCGTCTCTGATCCGCTGGGTGTGTACGGCTCGCCTGGGGCTTGATGCCTCACGGGTTGAAAACCACGAAGGGGGCCTTGTGCCCCCTTTTCTTTTGTGCTACCCTGCTCCAACTTTCCGAGACCCCCCATTGCCCGCCGACTGACTCGGCAGACCTATCCTCAAGGACGGCGGGCGCAAACTGAGGATACTGGCTATGGCCAATACCACGTTTTCTGGACCGGTTCGCTCTGAAGGCGGCTTCCAAACCGTCACCAAAGATGCAACGACTGGCGCGGTCACGGTCACTGCGACCCTGACGGGCTCGACTGCGGGCTTCTTCGGCGCAACGCCTGTTGCTCAGCCGGATACCACGGGCACCACGACCGGCTTCACGGCTGGCTCGGGCACGGCAGTTCTGGATGACTCGACCTTCACGGGCGACACCGGCACGGCTGCTTACACCATTGGTGACATCGTCAAGGCGCTGAAGGACCTCGGTCTGCTGGCTGCCTGATAGGAGGTCGCCATGCAAGGTGACGTAAAAAGCGCAGCCTGCGCGGCGAGTGCAACGACTGCGGTAACCACGGCGCGTACGCGCCTGAAGGCGCTGACGATTAGTTACGCCTCGGGTGGTACGGTTTCAATTGTTGATGGTAACAGTGTGACGCTTTTTTCGTTCACTGGTCCGGGAGCAATTGGTAGCGTGCATGTCATTATTCCTGGTGAAGGAATCGTGGCAGAAGGTGGGTTTTCCGTTACGACGGCGGCCAGCACCACAGCGGTGGCTTTCTATGGCTAAGACTCCGGCTTGGCAACGCAAAGAAGGTAAGTCCGAAGCTGGCGGTTTGAACGCCAAAGGACGCGCTTCTTATAACCGCGCCAATCCGGGTAAGCCAGGGCTTAAAGCACCACAACCAGAAGGCGGTCCTCGACGCGATTCATTCTGTGCAAGGATGAAAGGGATGAAGAAAAAGCTGACTTCTGAGAAGACAGCAAAGGATCCCAACAGCCGCATCAATAAGTCGCTGCGGGCATGGAATTGTTGAAATGGACGCGTATATCTGGAACACACTGCTTTCTGTAGGATTTGGTCTCATGGGCTGGGTCCTGAAAGAAAAGTCAGCAGAGCTTGCGAGGCTCGGCATTCTCCTGAACAAAACGCGGGAAGAAGTCGCCAAAGAGTACGTCACAAAGGTGGAAGTCCATGCCGACATTAACCGTGTTTTGGATCGCCTTGACCGTCTGGATACTAAGCTGGACCGCTTGGTAGAGGTGCATAAGAATGCCGGTTAAGTCGGAAAAGCAGCGCCGGTTCATGTACGCTTCATTGGCAGGCAAGACCGACGTGCCGCCAAGCGTAGCGAAGAAGTTTGTCGGACCCAAAGCCCATGCCGAAGGAGGCACCGTGAAAAAGGAATCTCCCGCAATGATGAAGAAGGAAGTGTCTTTCATGAAGAAGAAAGGCGCTCCGAAGTCCATGATCAAGCATGAGATGGCGGAAATGAAGTCTGCCAAGAAGCCGGTCAAGAAGATGATGCGCGGCGGAAGCTGCAAGTGAGGTGAATGATGGCTAAGACTTACAGCCCCAATCCTGACCGTAAGATTGTCAACGGTCGGATACAGGTCAGCGCTGAAGAGCTTGCAGACTTCAAGAAGAAGTACGGATCAGACAAGACGCTGCGCGATCTTCTGAATATGGAAAAAGGTCTTACCCGGCGTAAGACCCCCGCAAAACCTGAAGTCGGTATGAAGGGTACTGCGTTTTCCGAAGAAACGCCTTCGATTACGCCTTCTCCAGCACCATCTCGTCGTGGTATCAGCAGCGATATGCCATCTGAGCCTTCGGGTGGTGGTATGGATGAAGACCGTACCGCTGAAATCGAAACTCCTCCGATGTCTGCCAACCAGCGGATGGCCGCTGCCCGAGAGAAGGCCCGCAACAGCACGACGGGTACGGATCGACGGTCTGTTACTGAGCGTATGGGTGACGAAGAAGAATCTGGCTCAGTCACGGAGCGCATGAAGCGTGCGCGTGAGAAGGCGCGGGAAGAATCTAAGACTGGTACTGACACACGCTCGGTGAGCGAGCGCATCAAGTCAGCGCTGGGGCTGAAGAAGGGCGGCAACGTGAAGTCTTACGCCAAGGGCGGATCAGTGCGCGGGGCAGGCATTGCTCAACGCGGCGTCAAGGCTTGCAAGACCTACTGAGGTAACCATGAATCCCCGAGCAATGCAACCCAAGTCTGAAACCGAAGTGTTTGAAGACACCGCTGAGCAGTACGTCCGTCGTGGCGGCGAAGCCCCGCGTGATGTGATGCCGGAAGATCTGGCTAAGCGCCCGATGCGCATGCCTCCGAAAGAGGTGAAGTCCAAGGTTCCGGTCAAGAAGATGATGGGCGGCAAGGTTAAGGGCTACGCCAAGGGCGGCAAGATTGACGGCTGCGCTCAGCGCGGCAAGACTCGTGGGAGAGTGCTTTGATTTCAAGTCGCGGCATGGGCGCTATACGCCCGGAACTCATCCGGCGCAAGGATGCTAACGTGCCGGTGAAGGTGTACGCTGAAGGCGGCGAAGTTGATAAAGAGTCCAAACTCAATTTGACGCCTAAACAGCAAGAGTATCTTGTACGCGCGTTTGGCGGCGGTGCTGGAAATGCAGAAGGTACGGGCGGCGGAGGTCGCTTATCTGTTGCAAAACAGATTGCAAAAGATCTTGAGTTGCAAGCGTACCTAGAGGGCTTTGGTTACAAACCAAAAAGAGGGCCGTTTATGGGCGGCATTACTGGTGGCGGCGTAAGTCTTTCCAAAAACTTTGCCGAAGGCGGCGAGGTGTGGGACAAGCCCCGGCCCGAAAAGCTGGGTAAGCCAAAGCCGTTAACCCCTGAGCAGAAAGCCAAAGCGAAAGCGCAGGCCAAAGCAAAGGGACAGAAGTATCCTTCGCTTGTAGCAAACATGCGAGCAGCCAAGGGGTAGCCATGATCCAAGGACTGGCGTTTAGTTTGGGTGAAGGGGTACTCATCTTCATGTCGGTCCTGATCTTGATTGCTGTCTTGAAAGGTAAGTAAGTGACCTACTACGTGTACGCCCACACAAAACCTGACAGCACGGTGTTTTACATCGGCAAGGGTACGAGCGGGCGTGCGTGGTCTACACACGGGCGCAACACGCGGTGGCAACGTACGGTAGCCAAGTATGGTTATAACGTTCAGTTGCTTGTTGATGGTCTAACGCAAGAGCAAGCCATTGAAGAAGAAGCCCAGATCATTGCTTACTTCAAGCCATTTGGCAGCCTTGTAAACATTCTTGATCGTGGCGATGTAAGTCCAACGTGCAACCCAGAGGTGGCTGCAAAAGTTAGCATCGCAGCATCAGTTTGGCAACGTGGCCGCAAACTGTCTGAAGAGCACAGAAAGAACGTATCACTTAACAATCCGTGGCGTGGTAAAAAACGGCCAGATCATTCAGCTTTGATGAAAAGCAAGGGACTGCTGGTTGGTGAAAAAAATCCGTTTTTTGGTCAAGGCGAACGTCAACGTGGTGCTGCAAATCACATGGCAACAGCCGTTATCGGTACGCATGACTTGCACGGAGAAAAACGTTGGGATACTTTGAAATCTGCGGCAGATGAACTTGGCGTAAGTATTCAAGCTGTGTGCCAAGCAATTCGTAAACAAGGTCGGTCAAAAGGCTGGTCTTTCAGGAAGGTAGCATGACTACTTCTGGAACTGCTACGTTCAATCTCGATCTTAATGAGATCGTGGAAGAGGCGTTTGAGCGCTGCGGATCTGAATTGAGAACGGGATACGATTTGCGTACAGCAAGACGTAGCCTTAATTTGATGTTTGCTGATTTTGCGAACCGGGGGATCAATTTGTGGACGCTTGATAGCGGCACGATTAACCTCGTTCAAGGCACCAGCGTTTACAACCTGCCTGACGACACAGTCGATCTCCTCGAACACGTAATCCGAACCGGTGCTGGTAACGTTAGCACCCAGGTTGACCTGACCATCACGCGGATCAGCAACTCAACCTACGCCTCGATCCCAAACAAGCTCCAGCAGGCTCGCCCCATTCAGGTTTGGATCAACCGTCAGGCCCCAACGCCGCAGATCAATCTCTGGCCTACGCCTGACCAGACGGGGTTCTACCAGTTCGTTTACTGGCGCTTGCGCCGCATTCAGGACGCTGGTGAGGGCGGCACGTACACCCAGGACATCCCGTTCCGCTTCCTGCCCTGCCTCGTTGCGGGGCTGGCGTACTACCTTGCGCTGAAGATTCCCGGTGCGATGGAGCGCTTGCCTGTGTTGAAACAGCAGTACGATGAAGCGTGGGATTTGGCGGCAGGCGAAGACCGCGAGAAGGCGGCGGTGCGGTTCGTCCCGCGTGAGATGTTCATCGGAGGCTGACATGCCAGCACCATACCGCGACAAACACTTCCTTGAGATGTCAGACCGTGAGCGCGAAGCGCGGCGGTTGGCTGAGCTTGCGCGCCCAGGACGCGATGCAATTGAGGGCGTGTATCCTGAGCAAGTTTTGGTCCCAGCCGGAGCGGCAGCACTGTCCAAACTAAAAAAAGTTTTTAATCCCAATAAAACTGCGCCAAAAGTGTCAATGCCTCCAGAAAAAAGATATGACCCATTTAAAAATGTAGATAACGATGGTTTTGACCCAATTGAATATCTTAGAGCGCGTGAAGCACTAGCTGCAAAATTAAAAGCCCAACGCGCAAGTGAAGAATCGTTAACACGATCAAATAGAATAACAGGTGGTCATTTAATTGCAAAAGAAATTGACAGACGCCAACAAAAAAATGAACAAGACTACAAACGCGGTGGCGTGGTAAAAGCTAAAAAGCATCGTGGTGACGGTATAGTCAAACGTGGCGGAACCAAAGGGCGTTTCGTATGACCAACCGTTTTGCTAACGCGCCAAAAGCCTTCGGGTTCTGCGATTACTGCGGTTTTCGGTTTCCTTTGAAGAAGCTGAAGAACCTGATCGTCAAGACCAAGCGCGTCAGCTACAAGGTTTGTGCTCAGTGCTGGACGCCCGATCAGCCGCAATTGCAGCTTGGGATGTATCCGGTTGCCGACCCGCAGGCTGTGCGAGATCCAAGGCCAGACACAAACACGTGGTACGTTGACAGTGGCAGCAGAAACATCCAGTGGGGCTGGGCTCCGGTCGGTGGTTCCAAGGCTTTTGACGACTCGCTGACGCCAAACTGGTTGGCGAGCATAGGACAAGTTGGTACAGTGACGGTCAGCGTGACCTAAGGAGTAAACGATGAAAATGACCCCCCAAGCAGCCGTGAAGAAGCACGAGCAGCGCATGCACCCCGGCAAGAACCCGTCGTTCAAGAAGGGCGGCAAGACTGATGCCGACATGCTCAAGTACGGGCGTGGCATGGCAAAGGTCATGAACCAGAAGGTGAAGCCATGATGAAGACCAAGAAGCTGGCTCCCGCCAAACCGGGTCAGCCGCAGAGCATCGAGACGCTCAAGGACGAGAGCTGCATGGTGATTGGCAACATCGCTGCCAACCCGGCTCCCGGCGCCAAGACGAGCGGCATTCGCACCCGTGGTAACGGTTGCGCTACGAAGGGCACGATGGCCCGAGGACCGATGGCGTGAACTACACCCAACTTGTAGCTGCAATTCAGGACTACTCCGAGAACGACTTCAATTACTCGGCGGATCCTTCTGTGCTTGATAACTTTATCAAGCAGGCAGAAACACGCATCTACAACACGGTTCAATTCCCGTCTCTTCGCAAGAACATGACGGGCGTCACGACTGCGGGCAACAAATATCTTGCTTGCCCTGGTGACTTCCTGTCTGTTTACTCGATGGCGGCCATCCTGCCATCAGGGGCCTATGAGTTTCTCCTGAACAAGGATGTGAACTTCATTCGTGCCTCGTACCCCAACCCGGCATCAACCGGGGTTCCTCGGTATTACGCGCTGTTTGGTCCTGTTTCAACACAAGAGCAGGAATTGACGTTCATTCTTGGGCCTACGCCTGACGCGGTTTACAGCGTTGAATTGCATTATTTTTACTACCCAGAAACCATCGTCACTGCGGGTACTACGTGGCTTGGTGATAACTTTGATCCTGTTCTTTTGTATGGTTCTTTGGTAGAAGCTGCAACGTACATGAAGCAAGAGGCGGACATCATTACGTTGTACAACACAAAGTTCCAAGAAGCCATGAGCATGGCTAAGCGGCTTGGAGACGGCCTCGAAAGACAAGACGCATACCGTAGTGGTCAGTACAGGCAGGCAGTAACATGATCATCCAAGGTCTGACCAACTCTTTCCGCTTGGAGATGCTGCAAGGCGTCCACGATCTGAGCACGGACACGCTAAAGCTAGCGCTTTACACCAGCGGAGCCACGCTACTTCCAAACACGACGGTTTACTCGTCCACTGATGAAGTTGTTGCTTCAGGCTACACGGCAGGCGGAGCCGCGCTGACGAACGTGACGATAACGACGCAAGCCAATGTGCCGGACACGCAGCCTGCGATTGTTTACGTTGACTTTGATGATGTGACGTTTACAGCCGCTTTGACTGCCCGTGGTGCTTTGATCTACAACGCTAGCAAGTCCAACAAGTCAGTCGCCGTGTTGAACTTCGGTTCAGATAAGACTTCCACGACAACTTTCACTGTCGCCATGCCGCCGAATACGGCGTCCGACGCTCTGCTCCGTTTTCCCTGAGGTGCAACATGATTGAAACGTCCAAAGCTGGTGGCGTGTTTAAGGCCACTTGCATCGGTCCCGATGGGCAGGTGAAGTGGGAAACTGAAGCGCACAACTTGGTTGTGAACCAAGGTCTTCAGGACATGAACACCAAGTATTTCAAGGGCAGTAGCTATACCGCCGCTTGGTATATCGGTCTGTACGGCGCGGGCTCCAGCAACGACCCGACGGCCAACGACACGGCTGCAAGCCACCCGGGCTTCACGGAGGTCACTCCCTACAGCAACGCTACGCGACCCGCTGCGACCTTTGGTACGGCCACGACGGCGGATCCTTCGGTCATCGACAACTCAGGGTCTGTGGCTTCGTTCACGATCAATGCAACCGAAACGGTCGGCGGAGCATTCCTGATTAGCGACAACACCAAGGGCGGCAGTGCCGGCGTGCTGTTCTCGGCTGCGGATTTTGCGTCTCCTGGAGACCGTTCTGTGGCTTCGGGCGATACGCTCCTTGTAACGTATACCTTCTCGCTTGATGCGGCCTAAGAGGGTCTGATGTGGCCGAGGGCGGATGGGGGTCTGGTACTTGGGGTGAGGCTGCCTGGGGAGGGTCAGTCTATGACCGCTCGTTCAGCACAACCGCTTCCGGCACCGACGCCATCTCAGCGGCCCAGACCCATGCCGCCGCCTTTTCGGATACCAGCACCGCAGCCGACACCGTCTCGGCCTCATTCATCGTTCTTGCAGCGTTCAGTGACGCAGCAACCGGGGCGGACCTCACTGCGGGCAACCACACCATGCTTGCTGCCTTTAGCAGCAGCGCAGCAGGTTCAGCCGCTTTCAGCGCAGCGCAGAACTTTGCCGTCTCGTTCAGTGCCAGTGCATCGGGTGCAGATGCGCTCAGTGCGGCTCAGTCTTTTGCCACAAGCGTCTCAGAGGCGGCCACAGGGGCTGATAGCTACACGCCTACGTTTGGGTACTTTGCCTTCGTCTACGAGGCAGCCACGGGCGCTGACGCGGTCTCTGCGAACCACACGATGCCCGCAGCGTTCAGCGACGCTGCATCAGGGGCGGACAGTGTTTCAACGAGCCAGACTTTTGTCTCAGCTTTCAGCGCCGCAGCGGCAGGAGCAGATCA